TCATTATACAGTCTTGCTGTATTATATATGACTGTTGGGAATAGTATTGGTGAGATAGAAGAACTATTATAGGATGCCACTTGTTTGTATGGTGTGGCCGTAATATCTATAACCTGGAAGGCAGAACTATCCAGTCCTTTACCTTCGGCAACGTCAACCATAATACAGTATAAGTGGTCTTTAAGTTGTTTTTCACCATCTTCTTTGACTGGTCTCTCAAAGATACGTACCATATCATGTACAAATTCTGGATCTCGGTGTACAATTTGTTGTAATTTACGACCAGAAATCAGAGTATTGGACGAACCTAAGAACTCGGTTTCAAATTCTTGTGCAAACTGTCGTTCAGAAGTGTTACGAATTGTTTCTTCTTTCCACTTTTCATCTCTACCTGGTACCATTGACCAATGAATCTCAAAGGTCTTATAGTTGTTTTTTCCTGTAATGGCATCCATCCACAACTTGTAGAACAGGTTCATACCATTAGGGGTAGACACAATAATAATCTTGGAAGTTTTACCAGATGAAATTACAGGGTATACAGAGTTAAAGAATTCTTCAGCAATGTTATTCGGAACGAACGCAAATTCGTCCAAGAATACACAGTTAAAAGAACCTCCTCGAATTGCTGATGACGATGTAGAAGCAGCAACAATCTTAGAACCATTCTCTAATTCCACATTACCTTTATTCCAGGTAACCACACCTTGTTGTAACCACATTGGTAGGTTTTCGTATGCCAGTTGATACTTGGCCAAAATATCTCTAGCCAATGAACCTTTGTTAGCAAGAACGGCAACGTTTTGTGTATCTGTAAAGATGGTCAACCAAAGGAGATAGGCAACTGAGGTAGTAGTTTTACCAACCTGGCGAGGACATTTAGTGATTGAAAAACGATTTTCGTGGTAGACTTTAATCATGTCTTTCTGAAAATCCCACATCTCAAAAGGCATCAAACCTCTATCAACGTTAACAATCTTAATGTAGTTTTCGGCAAAGTAGATAGGATCTTTGGCACATTTGATGTACTCCTCTACCTGTTCTTGTGTATAGTTGACCTTAACACCAGACTTTTTAAGTAAAGGGTTGTCACGGTATGAATCACTAGCTTCTAGTGAATAGTCATAATCATCATCTTCTATCATTCTTTACCTTTAAGAAACTTATTCAATTCAGAAGTAGAACCTATGAACACCGCTTTATCTATTTTGGTACCACCAGAATCTTTCTTGGCACCAGTGATGTTTCGCATTTGTTTTTGTGTGTTCAGTAGTTCTTTATTTGCATCTACCATGTTCTTAAGTAGAGTAGCATATACTTCAAAGGCTCTTGGATGTTGGCCTGCCTTGGCTACGTTGAGTATTTCTTCCATGGCTTCTTTACCTTGGTCTATAATACCTTGTAGATTTTCTTTAGTTTGTTGGTATGCATCGGTCAAATCTTCTTTCATATCAGGTTCATTATAATGTACGACAGCATCCTTAGGAGGTTCTTTTACTTCTTCCTTAGGTGTTACATCAAAGATTTGTTCCATGTTTTTATCGAAAGTATTCATATTATGCTGGTGTTGATCCATTATATCTAGTCAAATAATAATTTGCATTTTGTAAATGCTCTGCGGCAGTTAATGCTCTAGTATAAACATGAGCAACACCAAC